TCACCCGTAGTGAACCCATGGGCTGTAATAGTAATAGTATCTGTTGCCGTGATGACAACTGCTGCATCTGAGGCGTCAAAAGATTTTGTTGTTCCATGAAGTAAAGAAGTTGCTAAGGTAATGGTTTCATTACCACTCGTGCCGCTAACACACACAACTGTATGTATTGGTGTATTTTTAAGTACTGTTACTATTGCTGACATTAGTTATCTCCGTCTTTTTGTGAATTCATATACTGTGCTGATGTCACAATATAATCTTCTGCCAACGTTATTTTTGATTGCACCCATTCAGGTAAATTGGTGTCATCTTCAAGCATATCATGAAGCATGTTGGCATTATACACAATGCTGCGAAGTTGACTTTTTGCCATGTCACCTTCGTAATCATACTCACCTTTATCCTTTTCTTCCTTGATATTTTTCTTGCGAAATTCCTTAAATGTTTTCACATCAATCTCCGTGATACGTACCAGGTTTTGCTTTGTTGTAACTTGCTGCTGCAGCATTATTGTATGCAGCGTCTAATTTAGATTTATATTTTTTAGTAAGAGACGCATTTGCATTACTAATGCCCTTTACTTGTTTTTTAGCTGTGGAATCTCCTTTACGAGCTGCATCAAGTTGTCCTGGCTTTGCCCGTTTACTAATATATGAACGTAAAGTGTCTGCATGCAATTCCTGCAAGTTCACATCTTCCTTGACGCGCTTTCTTGCAAAAATTTTAGTTTCCGTGTCGCTCAATTTGCCGAACACCTTTCCACGAATGATGTTTCGGACTGCAGCTTTCTTTGGTGCATAGTTATCAATGCCTTTCTTGATGCTATCAACTTCATCTGTTCGATAGCGGTCAACACGCCGTTGTGAACCACGATCTAATGCGCCATTTTTATTTGCAGCACCTTTTGCATCAGCATAGGTGTTCTTCTTCATCTTGTTTTCAGCATTGCCTTCTTCTAGCTCCACATCTTCCTTTTTCATCTTCATGAAGTTCTTGGCAAACTTTGGCTTTCTGGCGGCATCATATTCCTTCTTGGCATCTGCCATGGTGGCGGCATGTGCCTTTTTCATTTCCGCTGACTTCTTGGCGGCATATGGATCTGAATAGGCTTCGTGTGCCACTTCTTCCTTCTTAACAGCAGGTGGTTTTTTTGATACGTCTTTTAACCCAGCACGTTTAAGCATATCCGCCTTTTCTTCAGCAGGGCTTAGTTTTTTCAAATATTTGAAGTGGGGGCTGACATGACGGGGCGTTTTAAAGTCCATCTTTGTTTTCCCACCTTGTTCAAACGTGTCCTCATCAACTTGTTCCACTTCTTCTTTATTTAATGCTTGCTTAATACCCTTAACCGCCTTGGCTTGTCTTTTACCTGAGAGAAGATTGTTATTTTTTGAAGGACCATACATCATTGATGATAGTTGTGAACCTCTTTTTGCCACGTAACTATCTTTGGTCTTTTGTGAAATTTCATCAACTTGTTCCACTTCTTCGGGTAGAGTTGGCTTGTAACGATATGATGCAGGTCTACGCACTCTTTTAATTGCGTTCTTCAATGCTGTGGTACCCATCTTAGAGCGATCTGGGTGCACATATGGGTCCTTTGGCTCCGACGCTGCGTGGTCTGCGCGAGCTTGTTTCATGTTCGTTCCTGAAGTTTGACCAAACGGACTAATTGCAAGATTCTTCTTCCTCTTGTTTTCAGCGTTGCCTTCGTCCATATATTCCACTTCTTCCTTCACACCTTTCTTCTTACGAAGCAACTTGAAGTCATGAGCATCCACTTTGCCATTCTTGTTGGCATCAATCTTATGTTGATTGCCCTTCAATGCCTCATCAACTTCTTCTGCTTCACAATCAGCACATTCATTGGTGTTGAACATTGACTTTGCCACTTCTTCCTTGTTAGAAGCAAGCACATCAGCAATCTTAGTATTCATGATTTCTCGGAACAATGTTTCTGTTCTGTCAGTATCGCCAGTTTGAATGCTGTCAATCATGGTATATACATTCTCGTTTTGCATATCTGTTTCCTCGGTAATATGGGGCTTAATATCTGATACATGAATGGTAACAGGGAATGATGGCACTCCCCCAATATTTTGAATGTTGACGTGCCCGGTCAGGTGAGAAGCATCCTTGCCACTATGACGATGAATCACTTTGCCCTTCACCTGCTTGCCCTGCTTATTTTTATAAGTGACCATGTCACCGACCTTCACTTCATTTATTTCCATTAGGCTTTTTTTGCGCTCCCTTCAGGGGCAGCCGGGAACGGCGCGCCCTTTGTTAAGATGTTGCCCGGTTGATTCGGGTCCTCTAGTGGTGCTGAATAATCCATGGATGTTGCTTTTTGCTCTTCCATGTCCTTATCCATTTCATCTACTTCTTCTTGTGTGAACCGCAATACATGATTTTGAATATATTTTTTCGTTACATATTGTCCATCGAACGGAGCCAACTGCCCTAAAATTTCAATCCGTGAACGAAGTAACTCTTGGTCTTTACTTTCTGTGTAGTATGCATCTTGGGCATACCTGTATTGAATATCATCTACCATCTCGTCCCAATCCTGATCAGTCATGATACCTTTCAGAATCAATTGTGTTTTCAACAAATCATTAAACAACATTGAAAACTTACGACGCAACTTTCCAATAAACTTTGTGAACTTCAATTCATCTCGTGTAATTTCAGATGCACGTCCAAAGTTCATGCCGCCTTCTTGTGTCAACCGCGTCATGGGAACATTCAATGACTGATACAACTTCTTTTGAAAATATTCAATGTCGGCAATCTCGCCGAGATTTTGCCCACCAGGTAATGTTTCAATCTGTGTTCCCTTGCCACCCTCACGACGAGGCAACCAGAAATCTTCCAACAAACTCATGGTTTTCTTGTCATCACGAATCTCGCCTGTTTGTGCATCATACACCAACTTGTTGCGATAGCGATTCATGATGTCTTTTAGATATTGCTCAGCCTTCAACTTGGGAAGATTGCCTACATCAATGTAGAAAATTCTACGCTCAGGTGCTCGTGCCAACCGATAAATTACCAATGCATTTTCCATCATACGCAATTGATTGGCAGGCTTAATAACTTTATGCAAGTAACTTAACACCATGTTGTTGTCAACATCAAACAATCCTGATGTAACAAATGCAATGGCATCTTTTGTAATTTGTAATCCCTGGGCATTTATACTTGCGGAAGGATTTACTGTTGATGTTGTACTGATGCCTTTTTCATTGTATACGAAAAATTCATCAACTCTTTTGATAAATTCAACACCTGTTTTAATATCTTTTTCTTTGATGACATTGCGAACTTTGCGAATCTTTCTAGGGTCAATATACCGAATGTCTGTGATGCCCTGACGAGGTTTTGCTGTATCTATCACCTTGTGGAAATACATTCGACCATCAATATACCAACGACGAAAAAAATCTTGTGCTCTATCATTGAATTGTAACATATGAATAATGTTCTTGAATTCTTCCTCAATACTTTTCTTGATTGAGGCAGAAACTTTTACATTGTTCAAATCAAGTTTGACTGGTGTTTCATCATCAAGATTGGCAATGGCTTCGTTGACAATATCATTGATGGCAGAATCAACGTCAGCCATTAACGCAGTCTCACGATATCTTTTAATTTGTTCTGATTCGTTTTTTGCAACACCCTCTAAATCAAGATAGGTTCCATAATAACCCCCTGCCTTGATTGTGTCCAGGGCGCCATCATCAGAAGGGGGTACAAAACTTCTTTCAGTCTGTACCTCGCCCTTCTTCTTGATGGAATAACCAAATAGTTCCATAATATTTACGCCTTTTTAAAAAGATTAAACAGGTGTTACGTCAAAGTGAGAATATTGGAATGTAACATTGAATTCCGAGATTACATCGTTAGCTGAATACGCTAACGCAACTTCTGACACTGTGATAGGGAAAGCATTTAAAATCGTGTACTTACGAATTTCAGCATCGTTTCTATCAAGCTGTGCAACTTGCAAGTCACACATGTAAGTTGCAGGTGCCAATGAACCACCATTGTCTGCGCGATTGTTCATAAGGTTTGACCATGATTCAAACGCTTTACGTAATTTCATAGAGGTGTCATTCAATACCGTAATTGTCCATGGGTCAAACGTGCGCTCACCTGCCATCTTGACCTCACGACCACGATATTGAACAATCGTAGGATTCACGTTTGATGCAGGAAGTGCTGCCGATGTTACAAGCAATGCATCATCACCCGTCACGGCTGCACCAATTATGGTAGGCCAATTAAGTGTTACAAGAAATTGATTGGGGCGTGAACCGCCAGCTCCCAACTTATTTTTAAATTGCGAAATGTCCATTTGTGTGTTCTCCTAGTGAGTTATTGATTAACCGACGATTTCTTCAAAAGCTACACCTGTGCGTGTTGCCACAAAGTTCAGCGTGATGAAGTTGATCGAGCGGGCAGGTTTGATGTAAATATCAGCTACAAAGCTATTTTGGTCAATAACTTCACCCGTGTTGTTTGTTTCATCGCAGATGACTCGGAAATCATATACACCACGACGGCCCTTAACATCACGTAAGAATGGTTCTACAAGATTACGGAATTGAGCGCGTGTGAACGCATCATTGAATTCAAATAATTGATATCTTGAAGCAAGACTAATGGCTTTTTCTAGCACAATGAACAATCTACGAACATTGATTCTATCAAAGGCACTTGGCTTCGCCAATAATGTCTTATCGCCAAACAATACAGTTCCTTCTCCCGGGAATGATACCACAGGGTTGATTGATGACTTGTACAAGGTATCGCGGTCCGTCTTGTCTGGTGACCATGCCAACTTCACAACATTCTTGATTTGCCCACGATTTAATCCACCGGGTGAGAACCAAGTATCAGCAATATTGTCAGTGCGAGCGCACAATCCGGCAATATCTGAGTTCAAAGCAACCCAACGATATGTGTCATTGTACTTGTCATATTGATATTTCCACCCTGAGTCAAGAACACCAAATGATGAATTGACATTGAATCCGCCAGCGGTACGTTCTGTGACGATATCATCAGCTTCGCTACCAGCGTTGTTATATACTGATGCAAGTGATGGTGAGCAAAACACCATGCAATCGCGGCGAACGTCAGCAACATTTTCAATGACATATTTTGCCACAGCTAAACTAGCGGGGCCTGTGAACAACAAGTTCACATCAATCAAATCGGCGTTGCTGAAAAGGTCATACCCTGTTTGAAGTTGACCTGCTGTGGGTGCATCAGCGGAAGTTCCTCCTGTCAAAGATAACAGAAGTGCATTGGGTGCAGATGCTGCGGTAAAGGTGAGCCCTGCTGCCTCACTTCCCCAATTAGAACCTGTTTGATGATCCATCCACAAAATATATTCGCTGCCTTGTAGTACATCGGCATAGTAGTTGTTTGCACCTGAATCTGTTTTAGCACCTGCTGCCTTTGATACAAACGCAAATCGTTCAAGAACTGTGCCTGCTGTTCCTGTGATTACACCATCTTCGTCAACAACAATGACATGCAGTTCATCATTAACACCTGAAACGTTGTCTGCAAAATTTGATGTTCCTGGTGCTGCATCGAATTCATCTTCATATGCCCAGCCCGTATACGTAGCTGCGTCACACATGGAAACACCCAACGAGTTGCCTAATGCACCCGGATATTTCGCAGCGAAAAGACCAACGTTCCCTGAGCCACTTGAATATGTGGCTTCCCACTCTAACTCGTTCTTGATAAGAATTGGAGAAACAAGTGTATATGTTAATCCTGTCGGTGTACCTGCTGTAGTCGTAATTGCTGCACCCGCATCTGTTTGCAACGTGAATGTTGTTGTACCATTTGTTGCTGAAACCGTGTAAATCGTGCCTGTGGCATATCCTGTGATGGTGCCTGTTCCACCGAGTGTCCCGGTTATGACAACTTTGTCACCGACAACCAATGTGCCTGATGCACATGAAAATGCACCAGCGGTACTCGTGATGACAACTGTTGTTAATGCTGTACCGACAGCGCTCTTAACAGCTGAAGCATTCTTTGCCGCAGTACCTACTGCACGCACAACCTTTAAGTTGTTTGAATAGCTTAAGAAATTGGCAGCTGCGAAGAAACTCGTGGCGGTTGTTGTATTGGGCTTACCGAATGTTTTTACTAATTCTAATTCTGAGCTAATGGTTACTGCGTCGAGAACTGGCCCCCATTGAAATGCACCGACAAAGCCACCAATTGATGTGGCGACTGCGGGCACAACATTCGTTAGGTCCTTTTCAACAACAAGTACACCCGGTGATAATTGAAATGCCATGTTATTCTCTCCTGTAAATGATTTTTAAAACCTGTTGGTCCTGTCATTTCAAACGTTTATATAAAAAACGTGATGTTTCTGAGGTTTAGAATATTTATACTTTTATAACTCTTTACTCCCCGATAATGTCTTTCCAAAGAAGTTTTGGGTCGGTTGACCACACAGTATTGCCTGCAAGCCAGACTTCTTCCTTGTCTCCCGTGTCAATAACACCAAAGGGTGTCAGTTCATCTTCAATTTGCAACATTTGTTGTTTGTACATCTTATCACGAACATTGACATCGGTGAGTTCTTGAAAATACTGATTGGATGTCAACCATCCAAACAACACCATTGTCATGACCAAATCGTCATGATATCCTTCGTCTGCTGTATAACTACCATTCTTTTCAATGAATGTAGAGAATTCGTGAATGGTTTCAGCATCAAATATATTTAGTTTTTTTTCTTCGAGTAAACTCTTAATGGCAAAACATCCCTGGCGCTTCACAGACTTTGTGGTTCTCACACCCAACGTTGTTGTTTTACTGAATCCTGGGCTAATATACGTTCTCCCATTCTCTGATATTGTGGACAGAATGTTTTCATATTCCAATTCACTGTGCAAGATGTCGGCGATTTGCCCTCCAATGTCATTGGTTTCAATTAACACATAGGCATTGTTGTAATCTTTCGCTGCTTTGAAAATCACATCAGGGAATAGCATTGGAGCAATGGTGTTGTTACGAAACTTACCCACCAACTTGTAAGGCATTGCTGTCACATCAACAATCGTGAACGCAGAATAATCGCCCCCAACCCCTCGCGCTACATCTACTGTTATTATATAGTTCTTTCCTAGTTCTGGGTTTTCATATAAATCCAATCCCATCTCACTGTGATATTCCGGATCACGGCTACTCATATACCCCAATGTCTTACCATTAATCAACGTGTTACTTGACCCCAAAAATTGACAGAGAACTTCTTGGTTAAACTTCACTTCTCCCAGTATTCGAAGTTGTTCTTCTGCCCAGGCTTCATCTCTTCCTGGAATTTCAGTATACGGAATGAAGTGATGAACGAAATCGTTTTTCCCTTGTTCCGCTTCATTCCAAAACTTCCAAAAGTGATTATACCCATACGGGGTTGATGTCAGAAGCACTTTTGTTGTGACACCCGCAGAAATTGTAGGATACACAGATGCAAAGAATTGTTCAGCAACGTTGTTGGGAATAATGGATGCTTCATCAATGTACAGCCAATTCACCGACTTACCACGAATACCTGACGTTGTTGTTGCTGATGTAAACACCTTACTTCCATTCTCTAGTTCCACATTACCTTTGTTCCATGTTCTCACACCTTGTTGCATCCACAAAGGAATGTTCTCGTACATGATTTGATATCTATCCAAGACTTCCCGAGCAGCACTACCTTTATTGGCAAGAATTGCCACAGTCTTATTTTCTTGAAACAAGGTATACCACAGAATACATGCAGCAGCAGTAACCGTTTTGCCCTGCTGCCGCCCTTCCATGAGCACAACTTTTCTGTTATTCAGAATAACATTAACTTTTTTCTTTTGACATTCATATAATTGAAACTTCACCAACCCTTTGTCCAATGACACGATGTAACAATATTGTTCAATGAAATACACAGGGTCCGCTTGGCACTTCACGATTTCTTGAATTTGTTGTGCTGTGAATTCGTGTTGGTGTCCTACTGTTTTAAGATTGGGATTGCCATGATATGAATTTTCCGTCATGCTATTACATCAATGGATTCCCCTGTCGGAATCTGACCCTTCATCGCCTTCAGTAATTCTGACGTGGAGCCCACAAACAAGTTGTTTTGTGTTTGTATTTTTGGAGTGTCAATCTTCTCCAACTCCTTCTTTCTCTTTTGAACTTCAAGTAAATCTTTGGCAACATCGCTCACCGTTTTAATCAATTGTCCTACAACTTCATAGGCACGAGGATGATCACTGTTCTTGGCAATATGTAAAATCCCATCCACTGCTTCATTGCCTTTACTTATCAAATTGTGTAATGTTTCACGCGCATGTTGAGCATCATCTTCTATACTCGGAATTGCTACAGGAAACACTTCACTCGAAGTAACAGGAACAACATTGAATTTTTCATCTAACGACATGGTTATTCACCTTGATATATTGTATCAAAATCTGTAATATAATTGTATGCATCTGTGGGAAGTGCGTCGGCCGGGCTTATTGTAGTTGTTATTTTAGTACCAACTTCCGTGTTCACAGGCACAGTTCCAAATGCGAGTGTGTTATCAATATACAAATTTTGTATCGTTTCTTTAATGAGAGTTGCATTGTCAACATACCCATAGAAGTTCAACTTCACGGTGAAATTGAAATCCCATATGATGGTCAATCGTTTGTCAAATCCTCCCTCATATTCATCATTGTAATTCACACTGTCCAAAATGATTTGCAAGTCACGTTTAATGCCCAATTCAGGGATTTCATTCACGGTGATACTGAAATCAGGATTAAAGAATGGAAATATTTGTTCAACAATTTGCAATCCATCATCTTGATTCTTGGCAAACACACTCATACTGATATTCATGTTGTATGGTGTCGATGTATAGGCATGTCTCACAACACTGGTATCAGTATTAATGGACCGTATGTTTTGCGTGAGCGCTAACTTTCGTGATGCATCATAGGAAAAATTTGTAATTTCAAAACCAATTCTTGGCAACGTGATGGCAAAGGGCTGGCGATTTTCATCTATTTCTGGAGCTTCGCGTATACGGTCAATGAACTTTTGCTTTGGTGCATAACTCAAGGGAACAAACAAACTTTGGGCAACATCACCATTACTATCTAACCGACGAACTTGAATGTTATTAAATAACGTTCCAAAGGCAATGATTGCTCGGCGAACATGTTCGTGGTAAAAGTGTTTGTTTTTGAACATTATATTTCACCAAAAGGATTTTGTGTTGAGAAATCCAGGATGTCATTCCCTGATGTTCTGAATTCTGCGTTATCACTGAATGGGACCGATGCCGAGGTGCCATACGTTTCCTGAATGACACTGAAGCCATCTTCCGTTAATAGAAAATCACCAGTTTCCAACAACACTTGATAGGTGAAGGCATCTTGTGTTTC